GTGCCCACTTACGTGCGAGCGTGCAACACTCGCGCACTCCGCGAGCTGGTCGAGGCCACCGGTCGGCACGCCGACGTTGCGTTCCGCGCAGGCATCTCACCGGTGCGGCTGAGTCAGGTCCTCAACGGCGCGGCGCCCGTGATTCCGCTCCAGCAGGCCGCCAAGCTCGAAGACGTTCTCGGCGTCCCGCACGGCACGTTCTTCGTGCTGGATGACCCGGCTGCCAGCCCCGAGCTGATCGGCCCGTACCTGGCCAGCGCGGAGTCCGACCAGGGCAATGAGGGTGACGACGATTCAACGGGGGCGGCGTGACAGGCCGGTCCCCGGGCCGAGTGGTTCTGTCCGACGCCGACTTGGAGCGGCTGGGGATCAGCCGCGAGATCGCCGACTACGTTGCCGATCTTGCTGACGAGCACGGCGCGTTCACACCGGCGCAGCGTGATCGCTTGGTCGTTCTGCTGCGTCCCGATTCTGCTGAGGACCTGGCCCATGGCGCCTAGCGGACCAGGGAGCTGGCCGGCGTGTGCCCCGACTTCTCGCCGGCCGGCTTCCACCTTCAACACCGACAGGGGGAGCGTAACGATGACAGCTCGACAGGCTGAGCGGCTCGTCCGCGACGTGCGGTTTCGTTCCGAGTCCGGGCGGGCCGGGTGATGGCGACCCGTCTACTGGCTCCTGTGCCGACTGGGCGGCACGCCCGGCTGACCCAGGTCGATCGGCTCCGCCGCGCTCTGCGTCGGCTAGCGGCAGCGGTGCGCCCCCTTCCCCGAGCGGTGGCCGGTCTGGTCACCGCGGGCGCGTGCCTGTGCTTCGCGGCCGGCTTCGCGATGGGAGCTCTGCTGTGAACGACGCGCAGACCGAGAAGGACTCGATGACCGCGCAGCGACCCGCCGAGCAGGGTACCGACGCCGCCGAGCAGGAACAGCCGACGACCTCCGCGCTGCTGCGACCGCATCCGGACACGCCGATCTTCAACGAGACCTGGGACGCGCTGCGCGACCGACTCCCGACGTTGGCCAACGAGGAGCCTGCGGGCAGCCCGGAGACCGGCGACGAGACCGAGGACGATTCCGACCGCGGTGGCGGTGAGCAGGACTGACCGCGACACGACGACGGATTCGACGGCGCACGCACGACTGCCCGGGCGGCTGCGGGCGCCAGGTGCAGCCCGCCTTCTTCGCGTGCCGTACCTGCTGGCAGCGGCTACCAGCGTCGCATCGTCAGGCCATCACGGCAGCGAACAAGCGGAACACCACGGCGCACTCGGTCGCGATGTACGACGCGCACGAGTGGTACCGCGCCAATCCCCTACCCGTTCGGCCCGGTGATGCGTGAGTGCCCGCCGCCTTCTACCACTTCACCTGTGCCCACTGTGCCCCCGGGATCGAGCGAAGCGGCACCCTGCGGCCTCACCTACACCCGATGCTCGGTGCGGCGCTGGTGTGGCTGACCGACCTCGCCACGCCGGACCGGTGGAGCCTGGGCCTGACCTCGAACTGGATCACCTGTGATCGAACGGCTGTTCGGGTCTCCGTCCAACCGGACCCGGCCATCCTGCGATGGTCCGACTGGGCACGACAGCACAGGGTGCCACGCTGCCTGGCCGAGCTGCTGGAAGACGGAGGACGCCCTGACCACTGGTGGGTAAGCGAATCCTCCCTCCCGATCAGCACCATCACCAACACCCCCTCTCCACGTCCAGCGCGGAGGCGGCCGTGACCCCGGGCGCGACCGCTACGCCGGTGGTGCTGCCGGCCGGCGCTGATCGTGACCGTTGGGAGCGTGCTCGTGCCGCGGGGCTCGGCGGCTCCGATGTGGCTACCGCCTGCGGGTTGAACCCGTGGCGGACCCCGTTCCAGCTCTGGCTGGAGAAGACCGGCCGCGTCGGTGCCGCCGAGTTCGACGCCACCGCGGTCGAGCGGCTCCGCTGGGGTCAGATCCTGGAACCGGTGCTGTTACGAGAGTGGGACGACCAGCACCCGGAGTACATCCTGACCGGCGGCGCCGGCATCTACGCCGACCGCGACCACCCCTGGATGCTCGGCAACGTCGATGGACTGGCCTGGGACTACTCCGGAGCGTTGGCCGGTGTCGTGGAGGTCAAGACCGGCGGCCACCGCGCCTGCGCCGAGTGGGCCGACGACCACGTGCCGATCCACTACGTCTGCCAGGCCCAGTGGTACCTGCGGCTGCTCGACGCGCCCCGCGCGTTCGTCGTCGCGCTACTGGACACCAACACCTACCTCGAACGGGTCATCGAGCGCGACGACGACCTCATCGCCGACCTCGTGGACGCCGCAGCCGAGTTCTGGGGCTACGTCCAGCGGGACGATCCGCCACCGGCCGACGCCTCCGATACCACACGCCGCGCGCTGGCGCGCTGGCCCGCCATGCCGGGCGAGACGGTGGAGTTGGACCCGCTGTGGCACAAACACCTCGCCCGCCGCCGCGAGCTGAGCGAGCAGATCAAGGCGCTGGAGGTCGAGCGAGCCGGGATCGACAACCGGCTGCGGGCCGCGATGGGACCGGCCGAGCAAGCGCACCTCAACGGCCACCGGGTGGCCAGCCACAAGGCGCCATCGAAGCCGGTCCGCTCACTGGACTACGTCCGGCTCGCAGCGGAGCACCCGGACCTCTACGCCACCTACGTCATCGAGCGGCCCGCCGGCCGCCGCCTCACGTTCTCCACCCCAACAGCCGGGAGGGATCAGGCATAAGCAATGCCACCACCAAAGCCGCGCTCGCCCAGCGCAAGACCGCCAGCAGCGGCGACAGTGCCGATCTCCGCCAGCTCATCGAGCGGCAGAAGCCCGAGATCGCCCGGGCCTTGCACGGCACCGCCCTCAACCCGGAACGCTTCACCCGCGTCGCCCTGACCGTCATCCGGCAGAGCGCCGACCTGCAGCGGTGCCGCCCCGAATCACTGCTCGGCGCGCTGATGACCTCCGCGCAGCTCGGCCTGGAGCCCGGCCCGCTCGGTGAGGCATACCTCGTCCCCTACGGCGATCAGGTGACCTTCATCCCCGGCTACCGCGGCCTGATCAAGCTCGCCTGGCAGTCCGGGCAACTCCGCCACATCTCCGCTCGCGTCGTCCACGAGGGCGACCGCTTCTCCTACTCCTACGGCCTGCACCCGGACCTGATCCACCAGCCGACCCGTGGTGACCGCGGGCCGATCACCGATGTCTACGCTGCCGCCACCCTGATCGACGGCGGCGTGGAGTTCGAGGTGCTCGACGTTGCCACGGTCGAGACCATCCGCGCTCGCTCGCGCGCCGGCCGCAAGGGGCCGTGGGTGACCGACTGGGAGGCGATGGCCCGCAAGACGGCCATACGCCAACTCGCGAAGTGGCTGCCAATGGCCACCGTGATGTCCCGCGCGATCGCCGCCGAAGGCACGGTCCGCACCGACCTCGACGCCGACGCGCTCGATGACCTCACCGCCGACCCCGGCCCCGAGGTCCTCGACGCCGATCCGGCCTGGGACGGCCCGGAGCCGCCCGGCGACCAAGCCCGAAACCAAGAACCCACGACGCAGGGAGACGCATGACCAGCACCCGCAGCCAGGCTCCGGCTCAGCACGCGGCGCCGCTGGGCTGTACGCCGCCGCTGCATGCCCGCTAACCCGCACACCCACGCATCCTGACGGGGAAAGGCTCTCAGTGCCCCGTATCCGCACGATCAAGCCGAGCTTCTTCCGCTCCGAGGACGTCGCCGCGCTGCCGTTCCGGGCTCGCCTGACCTGGATCGGCCTGTGGACCCACGCCGACGACGCCGGTCGCGTGAAGGACAACGCTCGGCTGATCAAGGGCGACATCTGGCCGCTGGACGACGTGTCCCTGGCCGACATCGAGCAAGACCTGGAAACGCTGGCCGCCCACGGGCGCATCGTGCGCTACCACGTGGGCGGCCGGCGGTATCTGGAGATCGTCGGCTGGCACGACCACCAGAGCATCCAGAAACCCACTCCGTCGAAGATCCCACCGGTGTCCGAGGGCACCCCATTACCCGTCCCGGACCCGCCGGAGAGGGGTCTAGGAAGCGTCTCGGACCCCGACGGGAGGGCTCCGGTAGCCCTACCGGAGAAACCAGCCAGTTATCCACACTCCGCAGGTAGCGAACCTCCGGTAGCCCTACCGGCAGCCTCCCCGACGACTACCGCGGGGAAAGGAAAGGAAGGGAAAGGAAGGGAAGGGAGCGCGCGCACGCGCGCGAGCACCCGCGCGGACCCTGGCAACTCCGAGCAGCGCCCACCCGACCGCTGCGTCGACCACGAGGACGACCCCGCCCCACCACCCTGCGGTGTCTGCGCCCGAGCCCGCGAAGCCGCCCAGCGCTGGGACGCCGACACCGCCGCACGCGCCGCAGCCCGGCGCGCCGAGAACCAGCGAGCACGCGCCGCCGACCGCGACCGCGCCATCGCCGCCTGCCGCTTGTGCGACGAGCGCGGCTACGTCGGCACTCGGCTCTGCCACCACGATCCCGACGCCACCGGCCGTGCCGCCCGCGGCATGCAGCGGGTCCGCGCCGCCCTCGCCGAGCGCCACGACACCACCGACCCCGACACCACGACCGCCAGGAGGGATCACCCGTAGCCAGCCGAACCACGCTCCGCAGCCCCGCCGAGATCGGCCGCGCCAACCGCGCCAAGGGCATCCGCGCCGAGCGGGACGTCAGCCGCTACCTGCGGGTGCACGGCTGGCCGGCCGCCGAGCGCAAGCCTGACAACGGCTGGCGCAGCGTCGATCGGACCAGCGCCGACCTCGGCGACATTCGAGGCACCCCCGGCCTGGTGTGGCAGGTCAAGGCGCGCAACCCGCTCTCCTCCAGGGAGATAGCCACCGTGCTCGACGAAACCGCACAGCAGGCAGTCGCCGCTGGTGCGGACTACGGCATCCTCGTCCAGCGCCGCGAGCGCCGGGCCGACCCGGGCACGTGGTGGGCCTGGTTGCCCGCTGGGGACCTCGCCGCGCTGATCGAGGCCGCCCGCGACCCGGAAGTCCTGCGGGTGTCCGGTCCCGAGCTGTCCGTACCGGTGCGGATGGAGCTGGCCGACCTGGTGCCGCTGCTACGCGCGGCCGGCTATGGGGAGGTGGCGTGAACCACCGCCAGCCTCCCTCGTCCTGGCCCGAAGCGCTCTACGTCGCGGTCTGTCTGGTCTGTCTGGCGCTGCTCGTCGTGCTCTGGCTGGTGGTCGCGTGAACCCGCGAGCAGCCCTGCCCCGAACGGGAGCGGTCGGGTTCACGCTGCTGCTGGCGTCCGTCGTCGCCAGCGTGTGGACCGGCGACTGGAAGTGGCTGGTGGTCGGTGTGGCCGCACTGCTCGCCGCCGCCGTGTGGTCGGCCACCGAAAGCGGTGGTCCCCGTGGCTGAACGCCCCTGCGTCACCGGCTGCGGCAAGCCCACCGGCGACATGCTGTGCGCGGCTTGTCTCGGGGAACTCGTCGCTGCGCTCCGCGCGCTGCTCACCGACGGCGCTGGCGGGCCGGGCCTGCTCGCCGAGCTGAACACCACCCTGTCCCGCCAGCACACCACCTCGCCCGGACCCGGGGTGGTCGGACAGGCGGCAGCCCGCCCGATGCCCTACCACGAGGCAGCCAGCGAGACGAGCTGGGTGTTGGCGAACACGATCACGACCTGGGCGCGTGAGGTGCACGCGTGCAATCCGCACCTGCTCCCGCCGGCCGGGTCCACCGCGGCCGCGGCCGCCTGGCTGGTCGGCCTCCCCGGACTGCTCGCACTGCACCCGGCAGCCGACGAGCTCCACGACGAGATCACCCACGTCGTCGCTCGGGTCCGCCGGGTCATCGACCGCCCACCGGACCGGATCTACGCCGGCCCGTGCGACGCACCGATCGAGGGCGAGAGGTGTCCCGATCACCTCTACGCCCACCCCGGCGCGAACCGGGTGCAGTGCGGCACCTGCGGCACCGAGCACGACGTGACCGAGCGGCGGAACTGGATGATCGACTACGCGGCCGGCCTCCGGGTCACCGCCACCGTGGCCCTGGGCTGGGCACGGTTGCTGCTCGACAAGACGATCCCACGCGGAACCTGGGACTCCTGGGTCAGCCGGGGCCGGATCGTCCCGCACGGCACCGACGGACGCGGACGGCCCGTCTACCGCTTCGGCACCGTGCGCGACCTCGCGCTGGCGCACGTGAGTAAGCCCCGACACACCCGGTGACCTTGCGAACCGGCCAGCACGCGTGCAAGATCGGTGACATCACCGTCCGGCAGTGTGGCTACAGCCCCCGGACCCCCCTCCCGTAAGTCCCGTCTAGCAGGCTTTCCAACCTTTCCAGCAGGGTTGGGACCTCGCCGTAGCGGATCTCCACCACGGATGCCCTCTGCCACTGCCCCTCGCGGTGCGCGCCGTAGGTGATCACCGGGATGTGCAGGCATGCTCGACCGGAGTCGAGCGTGATCGCGCAGGAGCCGCTCGGCCGGCGCTGGTTCTCCTGGTAGGCCCGGGTGCCCGCGACCAGCTTCAACGAGGCGACGAGACTGGGCAGTGCGTGTTCGGGGCAGGAGAATCCGATACCTGGGTATGCGCCCAGGTCGTCGGCCTCACCCCGATGCAGGTAGAAGCTCTCACGCCGGATCTCGACCTGCCACGAACCCGCCTCCGGCGGCATCTCCTGGATTGCGCCCATCAGCTCGCCGCCTCGACATCCACGGTCTTGACGGCCAGGGTCTTGCCCTGGTTGTCCAGCAGCTCGACCCGGTACAACTCGCCCTCGTTGCCGCCGATGTCCTCCAAGCCGAAGCGGTCCGGCAGTTCGTAGTCCGGCGCCACCGCCCGCCGGTCAACGGCCACCCACCCGTCGGCGTCCTCGTTGTAGCGGAAGATCGCCAGGACCGACGGGAAGCCGAACCGCTCGCCCGCCTTGTACCGGAGCACGGTCTCCTCGGCGAGCACGATCGTGTTGCCTGACCACGCCCCCGGCAGCTTGCCCTCGGTCACAAGCTGGTGTACGCGCGAGCGCCTGAGCCCCAAAATCTCGGCGGCCTCGGGGACCGAAACCAGCCGAGGGATCAGTGGGTCGCGTACCATCCGGGTGTCTCCCTGCTGTCTTGCTGACACGAGGTTGCAGGAAGACACGATAGCGCCGGCCGCGTCGCGACCGGCGCTATCGCCTGTTACGGGGGTGCCCACGTCCTACCCGATGAAGACCGGGATGCGGGATGCCTTCTCCGCGTACGGCGTGAGCAGGTAGGTCGGCAGGTGCTCCCGACCCTCCTTACGCGCCCGGTAGACCCGGTGCCATCCGTCGATCACGATCACGCCGTTGTCGCCCTTCTCGGGCGCGACCGGCGCGACGATGATCGGCTTGGCCAGATTGGTCTGTGTCATCGCGTAGTCGTGATCGATCTCGATCACGATCAGCCGCATGAAGCCCGGCCGAGCCGGCTCCAGCGGGAGAAGCGGATCCAGGGTCGTGATGCCGCCCTTGGGATAGAAGGTCGCGGCAGCCTCCCCGTCGGCGCGGATCAGCTCCTCAGCGGTATCGAGGCACCACTGCCAGGCCGCGAACCGGAAGGTCTGGCAGCTCCGATGCGTCGGTGGGTGCCTCCTCACTGCTCACCTCCGATCGGCCGCAGTGAGCCGCTGATGTGCTTGCGCAGCTCGCCGTAGAGCGCCCGGACAAAGGTGATCCGCAGTTCGTCCGGCGGGACGCCATGCAGCTTCTCGTGTCCGGCCGCCGCCCGGCGGGCCAGCTCGTTCCACCGGTTCGAGTCGATCAACATGGCGCAGAACGCGCACGCCGCCCAGTCGCCGATGCTCATCTCGTTGTCGTGGTGCGGCACGCGGAAGTCCCGAGCGGGCAGCAGGAACTCCGGCTTCTCCGCGGAGCAGAAGTCGCACCGGCCCCGCCAGTCCGGCGGGGCCTCGACGGGCACCGGCTCGTGGTTCGTCGGGTCGTTGAAGGTGTGGATGTAGGTCACGCCGTCGTCGTCCACGTAGCGATTGAGGGCGCGATCGCAGACCTTGCAGATGATGTGCTTGCTCACGACCAGCCCTCCTCGTCGGCGATCTCGAACAGCAGGGCGGCCACCGTGCCGTCGCCCTCGTTCCAGTCCTCGACCAGATCAGCGGCCGTCGTGTCGGCGAGCGCGACGACCTCCGGTTCGGTGTAGTCCACCCCCGAACGCGGGTTCTCCTTGCCGGCTAGCTCGATCGCACGGCCGCCGAACAGTGCGGCGATCTTCCGGCGGATCTCCTGCGGGTCCACAAGTTCGCTCATCGGTCGTCCTTGGTCTTGAGGGTGGCGGCGAGCGCCGCAGACATCGCCCGGAGGGCGTCCGCGACGTCGCCAAGTTGGTCTTGGGTGGCGCCCCACTGGAAGCAGGACGTCGGGGTGATGCGCACGAGGTGGGTCCGCCCGTCGGCGAACACCACCACGCCGTCAAATCGGACCGGAGCCATCACGGCTCCCGGGGGAAGTGCGCGGCAACCTTGTCGTCGCGGCTGACCATCCTCACGCGTCCCCCGCACACACAGCACAGACCCCGAATCGTGTGGCCGAACACGTAGTACCCCTTGGCAGGCATGAACGAGCCCGCGCACCGGTTCTTCTTGGTGAGAGCCATCAGTCTTCTCCCTTGGGTAGGTGCGCGATTGCACTGGTGGAGAGCTCGCGGATCGAGATTCGACCGCCCGGGTCGGTTTCGCGGCGCTCCTGCGGCTGGTCAAGGAACCTGGCCCGCACCATCTCGTGCCACGCGCGGACGCTGTAACGGTCGGGCCGACCTTCCGGCGCGAGCTGCCATTCCAGGATCTCGACTGGTCGATCGACGCGCGTAACGACGATCGTGCAGCCCTCCTCGGAGAGCTTGCGGAGTGCCCAGCGCTTCCCGAAGACCCACATGTCCAGGTCGTCGGATTCACGCCATGCGGCGACAAAGTCTGAGATCAACTCGCCGCCGGTCCGCAGGTCCATTCGCCGGTACGGTCGGTACACGTCACCCAAGATCGCATCCGCAGAGGACCGATCAGAGGATAGCTCCGGTTTCACCGATCGGCCGACCGGTTCGCCTAATTCCATCGAAGTTGTCTCCCTGCCTTGCTGTCTCGCTGACAAGTCAAGAATTCAGCCCTGGTTGGACATAAGTCCATCAAAAGTGATCTGTATCACAGTCACTGGACAATAGTCCGATATCCTGTAGTGTTGTGGGTGTCAGCAAGACAGCAACCACAACCAGGGAGACCCGCAAATGCCCCATGAGCTTGAGAAACTGGCCGATGGCAGTACCGCTTTCGCTGCCGCCCGGGAGCCCGCTTGGCACCGACTGGGGACCGTGGTGCCCGGTCCGATGACCGCTCAGGAAGTGCTGGACTTGGCCCAGCTTTCCGGCTGGAACATCCAGAAGTCCCTTGGCCTTACCGCTGTCGTCCCCTCCGGCCGGTGCCCGGAGTGCCGTAGGGCCGAGGGTGCCAAGCACACACAGAAGTGCCCCGTTCCGAAGGAAGTCGACCGTCCGGAAGGGCAACATGTCACCCCGGAGGACACCGCAACCCTCTTGGAAGTTCCTGGCTGGTACAGCACCTATCGCACCGTGCCCGTGTCCGGTGAGCTGCAACCGCTGGGTATCGTCTCCGGTGAGTACCCGATCATTCAGCCCGAAGAGTTCGCAGAGTTCATGCAGGCCATTGTGGACACTTCCGGTGCCGTATTCGACACCGGGGGATCGCTCCGGGGCGGTCGGGACATCTTCTTGACCATGCAGCTCCCGGAGTCGATCAAGATCGGTGGCACCGATGAGATCGGACTGTACCTGGCAGGGTTCAACAACTACTCAGGACAGGGCAAACTCCGGGCCGTCACCACCCCGGTCCGGGTGGTGTGTGCCAACACCGAAAGGGCTGCTCTCCGGAACTTCCGGAGTGAGTACACCTTCCGGCACAGCAAGGGACTTACTGGCAAGATCCAGGAAGCCCGAGAGGCACTCAAGATCAACTTTGACTGGGTTGAGGTATTCCAGGCCGAGGCTGAGAGCATGATCAACACCAAGATGAACACCGACCAGTTCGGTGATTTGATCAAGGCTGTGTGGCCTGAGAAGTTCACCAAGCCGTCCGAAGGCTGGAGGAAACCGGAGGAGGAGCAGTGGGAGACCCTGACTGCCCTGTTCAAGTCGGCCGACACCCAGGAGAACATCCGGGGCACCGTGTGGGCCGGATACAACTCGCTGACTGAGTACCTGGATTGGCTGGTGCCGGTGACCGGTGACCGGACCCCGGATGAGGTGGCTACCGCTCGGGCCGATCGGAGTTTCTCCGGTCAGTACAATGACTTGAAGCACAGGGCTTTTGCCAAGTCGCTCGACTTCGTGGCTGCCCAGTGAGTCCGCACCCACAGGGCCCCCTGCCGCTCGGCAGGGGGCCCTGCCCGTTCCAGGCACCGGGTCCCTGTGTGCCCGGTGTCGTGTGGCTTCGTGGCTGCCCTGTGGGGCCGGTAGGGGGTTGGCCATGCCGTACCGTGCCTCGGCACCGTGCACCATGCCCGGGTGTGGGGAACCATCCTGCCGGGGTGGTCGCTGTGCCGAGCATGCACAGGAGACAGCTACCCGCCGTAGGCTCGACCCAGCACAGCAGGCATACCGGTCAGCCGGACACCGTGCCTTCCGTACCGCTGTGCTCACCCGTGACCCGGTGTGCCGGTGCCCGGACACCCGCTGTCCGACCCATCCCGGTCGACCCTGTGGGCAAGCTTCCACTGTGGCCGATCACTGGCCGATCCCTCGCCGGAAGTTGGCTCGACAGGGACTCGACCCGAACCGACCCGAGCATGGCCGAGGGTTGTGCCAGTGGTGCCACAACCGGCACACCGCTCGGGACCCAACCACCCGAGGTGGTAGCCGGTGAGCCTGACACCGCCGCGCCGGCCGAGCCCGAGCCGGACCGGCCAGCCGGCCGCCGCTCGGTCACCGAGCCCCGTCCAGTGCCGGCCGCTGGGCATGTGAGCCGGCACCTCCAGGGGGTTACCCCTCCCCCGGCCGGTCAGAGCTGGTCGTCAGCCAGGCCCGGGGGTGTGCCGACACATTTCCACACCGATCCGGGCACGTTGGTCGGGGGTGATGGCCGATGGTGATCAACCCTGCCGCCGACCAGACTGCACCGATCGTCATCGAGGGAGTGCAACCGTCGGCCGAGATCCGGGCGGAGCTGGCACGCCAGGGCGCCCCGGTGCTGCTGGCGTTCAGCCGAGGCAAGGACTCCATCGCCTGCTGGCTGGCACTGCGGGAGGCCGGCGTGGAAGTGCGGCCCTTCCACCTCTACCTCGTGCCGGGTCTGGAGTTCGTGGACGAGTCGCTGGCGGAGTTCGAGCGGTACTTCGGGGTCGCGATCCCGCAGCTTCCCCACCCGAGCCTGTTTCGCTGGTTGAACAACCTGACGTTCCAGGCGCCGGAACGGCGGCTGATCATCGAGGCTGCGCAACTGCCCGAGCCGGACTACGTGGACATCTCCCGGCTGCTGTGCACCGAGGTCTACGAGCTCGACCCGGCCACCACCTACACCGCGGACGGTATCCGCGCCGCGGATTCCCCGAATCGGCGCACGGCGATGAAGGGGCACGGGCCGGTCCGCGAGCACGTGCTCAAGGTGAGTCCGGTGTGGGACTGGCGCATTCGGCACGTCCGGTCGATGCTCGCCGAGCACCGCTGCCCGCTCCCGATCGACTACGAGCTGTTCGGCCGATCGTTCGACGGGCTCGACCTGCGCTTCCTCCAGCCGCTCAAGGAGCACCGGCCGAGCGACTACGACCGCATCCTGGAGTGGTTCCCGCTGGCGGACTTGGAGCTGTTCCGTGCCGGACTCTAACGACGACCTGCTCGCGCGGCTCTCGGCCCAGGCCGCGGTCGGCGACCAGCAGTCGAACGACGACATCCTTGCGCAGCTCAACGCGGAGCCCGAGCCGGACCCGCTCGCTGACGTCGAGTACACCGGAGACCTACCGGAGGACTCCCGGAGGGAGCTCAACGCCCTCCAGCAGGGGTTCCGGGACCGGGCACGGCGGGAAGCCGAGCGCTTCCGCCTGGCCACGGACTCCGAGTACTGGATCGCGGTGTGCTTCAAGTCGCGCGAGGACAAGGAGCGCTTCCTGCGCAACGCCGGGCTGCTCGCGATCGGGGACAAGTACATGGATGGCTACGCCGTGGCCCGCGTGCTCGGCGTGCCGATGGATGACCAGTAGGGAGAGGAGGGGACATCATGCGTCGGATCACCAACGTGTCGAGCGCGATGGTCCGTGGCGCGGCGCGCCGGCTCGGCATCCGCTCGCCGGGCGCCGGCCGTGGCCGCAGCTCCGGGACCTGAGCGAAGGTTGTGCGATGATTCGCCGTCCCAGTACTGACGGGTCGTCGCACAACCTCGCCTTAACCGTTGTCACGTCTCACGGGAGATTGCTTGTGGACGTACGTTACCAACCCATTTGTGGTTCGCCGACGCATGCGAACGTAACCATTTCGACGGAGCACCCACATCAGTCCATACTTGTGAGCAAACTCGGGTAGTCTCTCTGTCATCTTATCGATGTCGTTATATAAACGCTCTCTAGCCGGGCGATGCCGAGGATGCAAAGGATGCGAAACTACTATCGCAGCCCTTTTTTGATTGCGTCTCCGTTGCCGAATTCGCGTTCCAAGTCCGTCAAAGATTGCCGCCTCAATCTGTTCGGCGACCCACCATGGACGCATGAGGCGCGGGACCGCACGTAGTTCAGCCATTAGTTCGCGACGACGGGGGTCCCCATGCGGGTACAACATCACTATGAAGCGCAGCAACAGCCCCGGCAGCAGGCCGAATACCACTACTGAGGTCAGCAAGACCCCGAGCGTGGCACTCCCCCCAATCAGCTCACCAATCACGCCAGCCTCCAGCTCAGGCCGCGGAATCGCGCGTCGTGCTTTGCGGCGTGAAGAATGGCGCCAATCTCTTGTTGTCCCTTTTCGGTCAAGGTGTAGTAGCGTCGAGGTGGTCGCTTCCCGATGTCCTCCGCTGACTCCCAGCCGTCGACCAGCCACCCCTCTTCCAACATTCTGCGCAAGATCGGGTACAACACGCCGGATCGAACCCCGGACTCCTTGCTCAGGTCATACCCCCAATGCTTCGCGTCCGGGGACGCCATGATCGCGATCGCGACCTGTACAAGCGCATGGGTGGTTCGCATAGCTCGTACTCTACATGGTGGGCACGTGGATCTGGCGGTACCCAGCACGGCGCCTGTCGGCGTCCGGCTTCCACGAACGGGATGGGCGGGTTCAGCGCTACGAACAGCAGGAGGTGGCAATGGGAGCGCGCGGGGTAAAGCCGAAGCCAACGGCTCTGAAGGTCCTGCACGGCGACCGGCCCGACCGGATCAACCACCACGAGCCGATCCCGCCCGAGGGAGAGGTGACCGCGCCGGCTGATCTCTCCGAGGACGCGCGGGTCGTGTGGGACCGGCTCGCCCCGAGCCTGATCGCCGTCGGCGTGCTCACCCCGTGGGACGTGGACGCCTTCGTGATCGTCTGCGAAGCGCTCGCCCGCTACCGTCAGGCGACCAAGCTGGTCAACGGTTCGGCGCTGCTGGTGCAAGGCCCGAACGGGTTCGTGAAGAACCCCGCGCTGGTGGTCCAGCGGGAGGCGGAAACCACCTTCGCGCAGTACGGCGCACGGTTCGGCCTCACCCCGTCCGACCGCACCCAGCTCAAGGTGGACGCGCCGGGTGGCGCCACGCGGCCGAGCGCCGAGCGACTTCTCTCGTAGGTCGAGGCTGCCGGAGTGCGGCTTCACCCTCGACGGCAAGACCTGCCGCAAGCGCGGCGACCACGTCTGCCGCCCGCGCGCCGCGCACGCCGTGGCCTTTGCCGCCGAGCTGTGCGTCCACACCAAGGACAAGTGGGCACGCCGACCGTTCGTGCTCGCGAGCTGGCAACGCCGCGACATCATCGAGCCGCTGTTCGGCGAGGTCACCTGGGACCCCGAGTGGGAGTCCTACGTCCGCCGGTATCAGATCGCCTGGATCGAGCTGGCGCGCAAGAACGGCAAGAGCGAGCTGCTGGCGTTCATCGCGCTCTACCTGCTGGTGGCCGACGGCGTAGAGGGCGCGGAGATCTACGGCTGCGCGATGGACCGAGGCCAGGCCGCCAAGGTCTTCGACGTCGCAGCCCGCATGGTGGCGCTCTCGCCGGTCCTGTCCGCGCGGCTCGTGGTGAAGAACCACATCAAGCGGATCCTCGATGAGCGCACCGGCAGCTACTACGAGGTCGTCGCGGCCGACGCCGCGGGCAACCTCGGCCATAACCCGCACGGCGTGGTCTTCGACGAGGTGCTCACCCAGCGCGACTCCCGGCTGTGGGACGCCATGCGCACCGGCATGGGCACCCGTGCCCAACCGCTCATGGTCGCCGCCACCACGGCCGGCGACGACCCCGCCTCCTTCGCCCGATCCGAGCACGACGAGTGCGTGCGAATCATGGACGACCCGGACCGCGCGTGGCACCGCTTCGCCTACATCCGCAACGTCCCCGAGGACGCCGACCCCTGGGACGAGCGGAACTGGCCGTTAGCCAACCCCGCGCTCGGGGACTTCCTCTCGATCCGGTCGCTGCGCCAGGAAGCCGCCGAGGCGAAGAACGACCCGAGCAAGGAGAACGCGTTCCGGCAGTACCGGCTCAACCAGTGGGTCCAGCAGTCCCACCGCTGGATGCCGATGCACCTGTACCGGCAGTGCGCCGGCACCGTCGCCCCCGCCCCAGACTGGTTGCGCGCCGAGCTGGCCGGCCGCCGCGCCTACGGCGGACTCGACCTCGCCGCCAAGCTCGACCTGACCGCGTGGGCGCTGCTCGTGCCCGACGGCCTGGACGGCGTGCCCTCGATGCTGTGGCGCTTCTGGCTACCCGAGGCGGCCGTGACCTTCCTCGACAGCCGGACCAACGGCCGCGTGTCGCAGTGGGCCGACGGCGGCTGGATCACCGTCACCCCCGGCGACGTCATCGACTACGACATGATCTACGCCGACATCGCCGCCGACTCCCACACGTTCAAGGTCATGGCGGCCGGCTACGACGAATGGTCCGGCGAGCCCGTCCGCCAGGAGATCGTCAAGAGGACGCGTCTGGACCTCGCCCCGATCCCGCAGACCTACCGCGGACTCACCTGGGGCATGACCGAGCTGATGGCGCTCACCAAGTCCCGGAGCTGGACCCACCACGCCAACCCGGTCGCCGAGTGGTGCTTCGACACGGTGGAGGTCCGCCACCCGGCCGGGGACGCCGACCAGCTCCGGCCCGACAAGCCCGACCGCAACGCTGTCGCCAAGCGCATCGACGCCGTACCGACGGCCGCGATGGCTATCACCCGATGGCGCGAACTAGCACAGAAGCACGCGAGATCCGGCCGCATGATTGTGCGGTGAGCTACGCGATCTCTCGCCACCGACCTCGCCCGACGCCGAGGTCACGTCGGCAGGCGAGCACGAACGCCCGACGGGCGCTTCCGTATACGTCGAGCTGAGCTCCGAACGTTTCCAGCTTGCCCTCGACGCCATCGTCATCCGTCACAGTCCGGGGCATTCCGCGATCGACCGTATCCACCAGCGCTTGTGCAGCAGCGACGCACCTGGCGCTGCCGATTAGTTCCAGCTCCTCCATGCGGTAGAGAAGGGTCTCGATCGACTTGGCGGCACGAATGACCGCCTCGCCGTCTTCCTCATCCTCCATCCTGATACCTGCTTGCACGAAGGCATCTGGAAGGTCGCCCGAGGAGGCACGGCGCTGTGCCTTGAGCCGCGGCTCGAATCGCCGCGCCAGCTCGCCCTTTGCCTCTAGTGCTTCCCGCGCTGCGTCCAGGAGAGCTGCAAACGCCTTACGCGCGGACTCTCGACGCCATTGCTGGACCTGAGTTCCTCGGGCAAATCGGCCCGCGAGCACGACATTGAGGATGCTGAAGAGCGCGGCGGCTACGGCCGCGCCAGCGGTGATCGTGTTCGTCACGTGGCCAGTGTCTCCCACCGTCTGATGGTTCGAGGGGGCAGACCTTGGCGATCGGCGATGTACCCAGTCAGGTCGAGAGGCAGTGGATCACGCGGCTAATCCATCGGCACAACGCCGAGCTGCCGGAGCTACGCCGCTTGCTGGAGTACTACGAGGGCCAGCAGCGGCTGTCGTACATGCATCCGGAGCTGATGGACACGCTGGACGAGCGGGTTCGGCAGGTGGTGATCAACTGGCCGAGGTTGGTCGTGGACGCGTTGGAGGAGCGGATCGACTTACAGGGGTTCCGACTCGGTGGCCGACCGGAGTTGGACGCCGAGCTGGATCACGTGGCGCAGTACAACGACCTGGACGCGGGGTACCAGCAGGCGCACGTCACCGCGATGGTGATGAAGCGGGCGTACGCGATCGTCGGGACGAACCCTCGCGTCGCCGACGAGCGGTACCCGCTGGTCACGATCGAGTCGCCGTTGGAGGTGCACGTCGAGCTGGACCCGGCGACCCGACGGGTCGCCGCGGCGATCAAGCGGTGGCACGACCTGGCACCGGATGGGGAGACGCAACGGTTTGTCACGCTGTACCTGCCGGAGTACACGGTGACCTATGTCCTGTCGTCGGAGCGGGGTGGGTTCATCGAGGTGTCCCGGGATGACCACGCGCTCGGCGAGGTCCTGGTGGTGCCGATCGTGAACCGGCCGCAGTTGTGGGCGCCGCTGGGCACCTCGGAGCTGGACGACGTGATCCCGCTGTCCGACGCCGCCTGCAAGATCGCGACGGACATGATGATCAGCGCGGAGTTCCACGCCATGCCCCGGCGCTGGGCGCTCGGGTTCGACGAGGACGACTTCACCGACGCCGACGGCAAGAAGGTCTCCGTCTGGCAGACGATCGCGGGCAAGATCTGGTCGACCTCGAAGACGAAGAAGGACGACGGGGTCGAGGTCGGCCAGTTCAACGAGGCCGACCTGACCAACTTCCACAACACCCTGCGGGCGCTGGCCGTGATGGTCTCCACGGTGTCCGGGCTCAGCCTGCACAACCTGGGCTACTCCAGCGACAACCCGGCCAGCGCCGATGGCATCAGGGCCGCAGAAGCCCGGCACGTCAAGCGGGCCGAACGGCGGATCAAGGGCTTCGAGACCGCCTGGGAACGGATCATGCGGTTGGTGATGCTCGTGCGGGACGGAGCGGTGCCGGACACCGCGCGCTGGATGGAGACGGTGTGGGCCGACGCCGCGACGCCCACCTTCTCACAGCGGTCCGATGCGGTGGTCAAGCTCTACCAGGCTGACCGGTTGGTTCCGCGCCGGATGGCGCGCCGCACTCTCGGATTTACCCAGAACCAGATCGCGGACATGGAGCGCGAGGACCGCGAGGATGTGACTCGCGCGGTCTACGACCCGGCTGGCGAGTACGGGGTCAAGCCGGCGGCCTCGGCGGACGAACCGGAGGCTCAGCAGCGGGCGGCGGAGCCGGTTGGTGCCAGCCTGCGATAGCCGGATCGCTAGGGTCTGGCTGCGCGGGGGACTCGGTGACGGGCGGTTCGTACTCGGGCAGGGGCCTCCACTGGTCTTCCATGCTCCCAGCGTCCCTGTCCGGTCCGGCGCTGTCCTAGGAACGCGCTGAGGTTCGCCCGATCCGGGGGTGGTTCGTGACCACGCCGACCCGAGCTGGCCGGGCTCACCTGGACGCCACTCAGGCCGTCGTCCGTGGCAAAGCCGCCGAGATCCAGCGCGCCTGGCGTCAGGGGTTGGACCGGGGAGGGTTGCAGGCCAGCTACGTGGCGCGGGTCGCCCCGGTGCTCGTCGCCGCGATCAAGGCCGGCCAGACCGAGACGGCCGCGTTGGCGCCTTCCTACGTCGCGGGCGTCCTGGGCGTCGAGCCACCCGAGCAGGCCACACCCACCGTGGTTCCAGCGGCGTTCGCCGGGTTCACCACGACTGGCCTGCCACTCGCAGGGCTGGCGGACCTGCTGATCATCCGGTTGCTGGCCGACCTCGGCGCGGGCATGTCCGCCACCGACGCGATGCTCATCGGACTACGGCGCGCTCTGACCTACACCGCCACCGAGATCACTGACGCCGGCCGCACCGCGACGCAGGTTCAGCTGATCGCCGACCGGCGCGCGGCCGGCTACGAGCGGGTGGTGAAGCTCCCGGCGTGCGATCGCTGCATCATCCTGGCCGGCCGCCTGTACCGGGTCTCCCAAGGCTTCCGGCGGCATCCCCGGTGCGACTGCCACATGGCCCCGGTCACCCGAGAGCAGTGGCGGGAGTCCAACCCGGACCACCATCCGCGGGCGCTGTTCGAGTCGATGAGCGAGGCCGAGCAGAACACTCGCTTCGGCACCGGCAACGCCGCCGCGATCCGCGCCGGGGCTGATCCGGCGCAGGTCGTCAACGCCCGCCGCGCCGCGATGCCGGTGGCCGGGCGGTGGACCACTACCCAGGGCACCACCTCGCGCGGGCTGGTCGGGCAGCGACTGGGCGAGCTGGCCACCTGGCCTGGCCATCGCTACCAGCGCTCGCGCCTTGCCCGACCCACGGCCGGTCAGCTCGTCGCCGACCTTTCCGGCCGCCCGCGCGAGGAGCTGATCGCCGCGCTCCGCCGCTACGGCTACCTCCTTTGACTCGCGCCGCACGGCGCACCACCACCCCTTCACCACCGGCCCGGCGCACGCCATCGGCCGGAGATCCCGCACGGGAGGAACCCAGTCCATGACCGACACCGACACCACCGCTGACGCGCCCACCGACGGCGAGGCCGACAACGCCACGCGGCAGCCCGACTCCACCGGCAGTTCGCAGGCCAGCTCACCGGCGGACGACAGGTCCGCGCAGGAGGAGCAGGAGAAGGACTACCGCAAGCTCTACGAGCAGGTTCTCGCGCAGTCCCGCAAGTGGGAGTCCCGCGCCAAGGAGAACAGCGCCAAGGCCAAGCGACTGGACGAGATCGAGGAAGCCAACCGGACCGAGGCCGAGAAGCACCAAGCCCGCGCCGAGCAGGCCGAGGCCCGCGCCCGGGCCGCGATCACGTCCGCGATCAACGCCGAGATCCGCGCTGCCGCGCACGGCTGGGCCAACCCCGCTGACGCGCCCCGCTACCTGGACGACAAGGACCGCTACGTCGGCGACAACGGCGAGATCGACCTCGCCGCCATCGCCGAGGACGTCGCCGCCGTGCTCAAGGACCGCCCCCACCTGGCGGCAGCCGAGGCCGGCCGGCGAGGACCGAACCCGGACCCCGGCCAGGGGCATCGGGGCGGGCTGTCAATCAGCGACCAGATCCGTGAGGCGGAGCGCAAGGGCGACCACCGGGAAGCGCTACGGCTGAAGACTCAGCAGTTGCTCGCCCGCCACGACGGCCGCTGAGCGGTGCAGGCGTGTCGGCGTCGTAGCCCATCAGGAGCCACACAATGCCCGGCATCACCGAGATGCTCACCACATACAACTCACCCAACTACGTCGGCCAGCTCTTCTCGCTTACACCGACCGACACCCCGCTGCTGTCCTCGATCGGCGGCCTCACCGGTGGCCAGGCCACCGACAGCACGATCTTCACCTGGCAGTCCTACGACCTGCGTGATCCGGACGCGAACCGCCAGCGGGTCGAGGGCGCGGACGCGCCCCCGCCCGAAGCCCGGGTCCGCCAGAACGCGTTCAACGTAGTCGAGATCCATCAGGAAGCGCTGTCCATCACCTACACCCGCGAGGCGGCCAACGGCCAGTTCGCCGGCACCGGATCGGCGGTGCCGACCTCGGCCGCCGTCACCGGCACCAACCCCGTCGGGGACGAGCTGGTCTGGCAGACCCAGCGACACCTGGAGCAGATCGCCCGCGACATCGAGGTCAGCTTCATCAGCGGTCAGTTCGCGCAGCCGGCCGACAACACCCAGCCCCGCCGGACCCGCGGCCTGCTGCAGGCGATCCAGACCAACGTGATCACCCACGCCACCCCCACGCCACTGTCCGAGGAGACGGTGGTTGACCTGCTCCAGCAGACCTGGGAGAACGGCGGCCTGACCGTCTCGGAGACCGCCACGCTGATCTGCAACGCCTTCCAGAAGCGGCAGCTCACCAAGGCGTTCATCGCCGACAAGGGCTACCGCGAGCAGACCCGCAACGTCGGCGGGGTCGCGTTGCAGACCGTGGAGACCGACTTCGGGCGGCTCAACATCATGTTGAACAGGTACATGCCCGCCGACACCGTGGTGGTCGCATCGCTGGACGAGCTCGCACCGGTGTTCCTGCGCATCCCGGGCCGCGGCTTCCTGTTCACCGAGCCACTGGCCAAGACCGGCGCGAGCGACCGGTACCAGATCTACGGCGAGGTCGGCCTGCGCTACGGCAACGAGCGTTCCCACGGCAAGATCACCGGGCTGACCACCGCTCCGCAGTCGGCGTGACCACTCGCGAGCAGGAAGGCGGCACGGTGAAGTTCGTCAGCCAGCACTACCCCGGCCTGATCGTCCGCGACATCGGAGTCAGGTTCAGCGACGGCGTGGCCGATGTCGACCCGAAGACGGCGGCCGAGCTGCGCAAGCTGCCGACCGAGCTGGGCGTTCGCGAGGTCGGTGGCGGGGCCGCCAGGGACGAGCCGGCCAAGCCACGCCGGGGCCGAGCCGAGTAGCGTGGCCGAGCTGTTCACCGCCGCCACGCTGTCCGCGCTGGCGGGCCGGCCGGTCAGCGACGAAACCGCCGCCGTAATCCACAGCTGGGTCGCAGCGGCGATCGCCGCGGAGATCGGCGCGCTGCCGGACGAGGTGCCGCCGGGCGTCGCCGCCGTGGCCCTGGAGCTGGGCAAAGCCGCGGTCCCAACGCCCGGCGGCGCGACGTCGACCACGATCGGGCCGTACTCGGCCAGCTACGCCGCCACAGGCACGAGCGGAGCGCCGCTGAGCCGGGACCAGCGGTTGCGGCTGCGGCGTGCGGTCGGGCAGAAGACGGCGTTCAGCGTGGACACCGCCACCACGTCCCCTTCAGGCCACCGGTGACACCGGAAGGGCTGATCGGCCACACGGTCCGCGTCTCGCGGCCGGCCGGCACCAACCGGTACGGCGACCCGCTGCCGCCCACCGAACACGACATTCCCGGCTGCGTGCTCGCGCCGGCCGGCTCGACCGAGCAGACCGACCGCGCCGATCAGGTCACCACCCGCATGACCGTGTACGCCGGTCTCGACGCCGACGTGCTCGCGACCGACCGGGTGGTGCTGCCCGACGGCACCCGGTGGGCAGTGATCGGCGAGCCCCAGCGCTACCGCAGTCCGTTCACACCCGGCGCCTCCGGCGTTTGCGTGATCAACCTCGAAAGGGTGACCGGCTGATGGCCGACGTGGAGTTCGTGCTCGATCACCGCGGGCTCGCTGCGCTGCTACGCGGTCGGGAGATGCACGACCTGATCATGAACCGCGCCCGGGGCGGAGCCGAGTTCGCCCAACGCATCGCCCCACGCCGGAGTGGCCAGTACGTGGCCGGCCTCCGCGCCGAGGATGGCGGCCTCGGCGGGCGGCGCAGGGACCGGCCCGTCGGGCTGATCGTGGCGAGCGCCCCGCACTCGGCGGCCGTCGAATGGGGCAACGACCGCCAGGCCCACCCGCACCACGTGCTCGCACGCACCCTCGACATCGTGGAAGCGGGCTAGCCCCGTGGGCATGGTGCTACCGCCATTTCCCGACGCCGAAACCGTGGTGATGACCCTGCTGGAGCACCTGGCCCCCACGGTCACCGCGACCCCGGCCGAACTGAGCCCGCCCCTGATCCGGGTGCAGCGAGTCGGCGGCTCCGACGACGGCATCACCGACCACCCACGCATCGAAATCGCCTGCTACGGCCGCGACCGCGCGCAGGCATGGCAACTCGCCGAGCACTGCCGCCAACAGATCCTCGGCAGCGTCCGAACCCGCGCCAGCGGCGTGCTCATCGACGCCGCACGCACCGACAACCCGCCCACCCAGGTCCCCTACCCGACCACCGAGGACATCCGCCGCGTCCTGGGCTACTACCGCCTGTCCTGGCGACGACCTACTTCCTCACAAGCAGACTGACGAGCAGGCAGGCACGTATCACCGCGCAGGAATTGGGGCGATCACGTAGGGCAGCAACACCGAACCCGAGTAGCGCGCTCGCAATCAGCATTGCCATGGAGCCGCCAGCAATTCTGTCTAGGACAGGAAGTGTTTGGCCTGGATTATTTGGGTCGGTACCATTGACGAAAATGCCGACTCCCCCGGCCAGAAAGAAAATTCCTATCACAAAAAGTGTGGTTGCCCTAAACGCCTGATACCACGACAGCGGCGTGGGCCGCAGACTAGTGGCGCGAGGACGAGCCCAGGACGTGTAAAGGTCCTCGCACGTGTCCGGGTCGCCGAACACGTGCGCCGAGGTAGGCGTGAGGTGTACCTCCAGTGTGCTGCCTTTGACAGCGAGGTGTTGCAGTTCCAGGTCGGACAACGTCCGGATGTCTTCCGGCTCATCGAACGTGCCACCGTTGAACTCCAACTTCGGCGGCTCATTACCTCCGTCCAACCGAGCGACCTCATCCCGCAGCGCGCGGAAGTCATCGATCGTCACCAGCACCCGCCCCAGCGGGCGATCTTCCTTCGGCTTCAAGGCCGACCCGCGTCTGTGTACCGCCATGACGACGAAGAGTAGCGAGCACCCGTGACAACCCGGCGCGACGTGCAGAAGAAGGAGACATCTTGACCACTCCCACGACCACGACCTATGACGCGCTCAAGCGGAAACAGTCCGAGTTGATCCGCAAGGCGTTGGAGGGCTCGATCTTCATCGCCGATCACACTGCGGACCTGCCGACGGCTCTGACCTCCGGGGACGCGGCGGGCCTGCTGCCGTTGCCTGCGGGGTACGAGGACATCGGTTGGGTGGACAAGGGTGACGGTGCGACCTGGAGCCGGTCGGTCGACACCGCGGAGGTGGACTCCTGGGGCGCTGTCGAGCCGACCCGCACCGACATCACCAAGCAGACCGACGGGTTGAAGTTCACGGCGCAGGAGACCAAGCGCAAGACCTTGGAGCTGTACGAGGGTGTCAACCTGGGCAGCGTGGTGCCGGACCCGACGACGGGTGAGGTGCGGTTCGACCGGCCGGCGCGGCCGGCGACACGCTACTTCCGGGTGTTCGGCCTGTTCGTAGACGGGGTCGGTCCGGACACGATCTACGTGGCCAAGCTCGCCCCACGGGCCACGGTGACCGACACCGGGGACCAGAAGTGGTCCGACGACGACGATCCCGTGGGCTACGAGGTCACGCTGACCGCGAAGTACGACGAGGATGCCGGCACGGCGATGCGGTTCTTCTTCGGCGGGCCGGGCTGGAAGGCGCTGTTGGCCGACATGGGCTTCCCCGCCCCAGCGCCTGGCGGAGCGGCCTGACGTGGGGTGACGCTCGCGTACCAGGGTGGCCGCGGGCGCCACGCCACGCCGTCGACCCTGGCCACCCGCTCTGCCGGAGGAGGTTCCCATGCCGACCCTGCGCGCGCCCGATGGCCGCCGCTACCGCACCGACGACGAGCGCGAGATCAACACCCTGACGCTGGGGCACGGCTACACGATCGAGCCCGACCCAGTGGAACAGCCCAAGGCCGCGAGCCCGCGGCCCCGCAAGGCGCCGCCCGCGGCCGAGCGCGCCGAGTCCGACGACCGTTGAGGAGAGCGATTCACCGCTGAGCAAGACCTACAAGTGGGACCGCTACGTCCGTGAGGCCAAGGCCGACCCGTTCGTCCTGGCGCTGGACGACGAGCGGGAGATCCGCATCCCGGCGCCGGACGGCGACACGGTGCTGGAGATCGAGGAGTCCCGCAGCTCGCGGCGCACCCTGGAGCTGCTGACCGGGGAGCACTTCGCCGAGGTCTTCGAGCTGGTGCGCCACCAGCCGGCGAGCGTGCTCAACGCCGTGGTCGCCGACATGGTGGACCACTTCGGGTTGTCGGCGGCGCCGCCGGGGGGTTCGCGGGCCTCGTCGCGCTGATCGAGCAGTACGGCGAGGCGATCGAGTACGACCTTCAACACGAACTCGGGCTGAATCTGCTGGCGTTCTTTCGGGCAGAGCGGCCATGGGGACAGCTCGTGCGGCTGGTCGAGCGCTTGCCCGATCACAGCCACTACAAGGTCGCCATCCACGACGACGACGAGTTGGCCCGCCGCCAGCAGGACGCCGAGCGCGCCGGGGCGAAGCGGCCTGGCCGCACGCGCGCGGTCGACGCGCACACCTGGACGCCGGAGCGGGCCGCGCTGACCGACATCGGCGACATCCTGCTCGGCATCCGGGCGTCGTTGGAGGCTCAGCGCACCGGGCGGCGTCAGAGGGTCACGCCCCTGCCCCGGCCTCGACTGGCGCGGGATCGCCTGGAGGCCGCCGACAGCTACCGCCGACACCGCGACCGGGTTCGTCTGATGCTCGGCAGGGGGTGAGCCCTTTCTGCCCTACTCGGCCGGCACCGCCTACATCCAGGTTCTGCCGACGCTGCGGGGGTTCGGCTCCGCCGCCGCGTCGCAGATCAACTCCCAGCTCCGCGGGGTGGGTGCGCCCGCGGGCCGGCTCGTGGGGCAGGACCTCGGCGGCGGCGTTGAGTCGGGTCTTTCCGGCACGTTGACGCGGCTGCGCGGCCGGTTCACTGAGGTCAGCCGGGACGGCTCGGACTCGATGCGCGTCCTCGCCCGCGGCACGGCGCCGGTGCTCGATCAGCTCGCGAGGGTGAGTCCGGTCCTGGGCCGGGTCCGGGACGGGTTCCGGTCGGGCGAGGCCGCCGCGAGCGCGTTCTCCGGCGCGGCCGGCACGGTCGGGGGACGGCTGCGGACGGTCGCGGACACCACCGGTCGAGTCGGCGCCCAGTTCGGGGCGATGGCCACCCTCAGCGAGTCGGCGCTGCACCGCACCGGGTCGGCGATCAGCCGGGGGCTGCTGGCGCCGGTTCGGGGTGCGAGCAGCGTGCTGGCCGGATTCGGCCTGACTGCCGGGACCGTGTTCACCGGCGCGGGGGTCGCCGCGGCGGGGATGGGTGTGCGGTTCGCGGCCAGCCAGGAGCAGGCCGAGATGGCGTTCACCACCATGCTCGGCAGCGCCCAGGAGGCGCAGCGGTTCGTGGCGGAGCTCCAGGACTTCGCCGCGCAGACGCCGTTCGACCTGCCCAGTGTGACCACGGGCGCGCAGCGGCTGATGGCGTTCGGCTTCGCCGCCCAGGACGTGCTGCCCACCCTGACCGCGATCGGCGACGCGGTGGCCGGGATGGGCGGTTCGGCCGAGCAGATCAATCAGGTCGTGCTGGCGGTCGGGCAGATGTCGGCCAAGGGCAAGGTCCAGGGCGACGAGATCCTGCAGCTCACCGAGGCCGGCATCCCGGCGCTGCGCATCCTGGCGAACCAGTACGGCGTCACGACCGCCGCGATGCAGGACATGATCAGCAAGGGGCTGGTCGCCAGCGCTGAGGCGATTCCCAAGCTGATGTCCGGCATCGAGCAGGGCACGCGTGGCGCGGCCGGGGAGACCCAGGCGTTCGCCGGGATGATGGCCAACCAGGCCACCACGGTGACCGGCATCTGGTCCAACTTCACCGACAACCTCAACAAGGCGCTGGGCCAGCTCGTCACGCCCGTCCTGCCGTTGATCAAGTCCGCGCTGGGCGGCGTGACCGACGGCCTGGGCGCCCTGCCGGAGCTGATCACCCGCTTCCACGAGGCCGCGCGCCCGGTCGCCGCCGTGGTCGGCGCGGCGTTCCGCGACGTCGGCGCGTTCCTCACCGGCTCGGTCATCCCGGCATTGCGCAACCTCTGGACGGCCGTGCAGCCCGTGGCCGCGCTCGTCGGCGGCGCACTGCTCGCGGGACTACGCGCAGCGGGTGTCGTGCTGCGTGAGGTGGTCGGCCCTGCGCTGGTGGCGGTTACCGGGTGGCTGCAGCCGCTGATGCCGCTGGTGGTCGGCGTCGCGGCGGCCTTCGCCGCCTGGTATGGCATTGCCGCCGCGGTCGGCGCCGCGACCAGGGCGATCGGCCTCGTGCGGGGAGCGCTCCTCGCGGTCCGTGTGGCCTGGGTGGCGTTGAGCCTGGCCTTCACTGCCTCACCGATCGGGTTCGTCGTCGCGTTGGTCGCCGGCCTGGTCGCAGCGATCGTCTACGCCTGGAACAACGTCGAGGGGTTCCGGGCCGTCGTGGTCGCGGTCTGGCAGGCGATCCAGACTGCCGCGCAGTGGGCGTGGCAGAACGTGCTCAAGCCGGCGTTCGACGGCATCGTGGCCGCGGTCCGCGCCGTCGGCGCAGCGGCAAGCTGGCTGTGGCACAACGTCTTCTCGCCGGTGTTCGCCTTTCTCAGCAGCGCCGCCCAGCATGTCGCCGCGATCCTGTTCACCGTCCTCATCGGACCATCGATCATGCTGTTCCGCGCGCTCGGGGCGGCCGTGATGTGGCTGTGGATTCACGCGGTCCAGCCGGCGTTCATGTTCATCGGCAACGTGGTCGCCTGGGTGTGGGGCACGATCCTCAAGCCCTACCTCGATGCCTGGGTGTGGGTGCTCACGCAGGTCGGCGCCGGCTTCGTCTGGCTGTGGAATGCTGCGATCAAACCGGCCTGGGACGGCATCACCGCGGCGATCTCGTGGGCGTGGTCCGACGTGCTCCGCCCGGCCTTCGACGGGCTCGGCCGCGCGGTCCGCGCCGTGGGGGGCTTCTTCGTGTGGCTGTGGAACACGGCGGTGCGGCCGGCGTGGAACGCCCTGACCGGGGCGCTGCAGTGGGCGTGGGAGCACGTGATCAAGCCGACCTTCGACTGGTTCAAGAGCGCGGTCGACAAGATCGGCAGGGCGTTCACCGTCATGAAGGATGTCGTGACGGGCGTCTTCGACTCCGTGGTGGAGTTCGTCAAGAAGCCCATCCAGCTCGTCATCGACATCGTGTGGAACAACGGGCTGCGCAAGGTCTACAACACCGCCGCGGACCTGCTGCCCGGCGTCGATCCGCTGCCCGAACTGCGCCTGGCCGGCGGTGGCGTGCTGCCCGGCTACGCCCCCGGCCGCGACACCGTGCCGGCCCTTCTTTCGCCCGGTGAAGCGGTCCTCGTGCCCGAGCTGGTACGCGCGATCGGTGCCGAGCACATCCTCGCGGCCAACGCGGCGGCCATGCGGGGCCGGGCCTACGCGCGTGGCGGCATCGTCGCCCGGTTCGCCGACGGCGGGGTTGTAGGCTCCGTGCCGTCGACGGCCGTCACGCTCGCCCCCGTTTCCGTGGCAAGCGATCAGGCCACGATGGAGGCCACCGAGGCTGCGGCCAAAGCGCTGGCGGCCACGCTCACCGGGGTGCTCGCCCCGGCGCTCGTGGCGATCGAGGTGCACATCGGCACGCACCTGGTCACAGCGAACAGCGCTCTCGCGGCGAGCACCCTCGCCCTGCGGGACGAGCAGGGCCGGGCTTGGGCCGCGATCGCGGCCGGCATCGCGGCGAGCAGCACCACCATCACCTCGCGGCAGGCCAGCCTGTACGGGCAGCTCAATCAGACGTGGGCGGGCATCGCCGCGTCGGTGTGGGCCTCGGTGGACCGGCAGAACAGCGCCTTCGGCGCGCTGCAGACCGGCTTGAGCGCGGTCCGCGCCGCCGTGGCGGCCACCGCGGTGTGGGTGCGCGACCGGTTCGGCGAGATGCAGGGCCACGCCGCGTCCCCCGTTCGCTGGATCTTGCAGTGGCCGATCAACGCCGGGCTGGTCGCCGCGTGGAACAAGCTGAACGCCGACTTCGCGCTGAACAAGGCGATCGGCCCGGTGCCGCTGGCGTTCGCCACCGGCGGGGCCGTTCCCGGCAGCGGCAGCGGCGACACCGTGCCGGCCCTGCTCACCCCTGGCGAGTACGTGCTGCCGGTGGAGGTGGTTCGGCGGTGGGGGCTGGACAACATCCGCGCCGCGCACCTCGCCTCACTCCGGGGGGACTTCCCTGGGCTGGAGGGCCTGTTCGGCGCCGACCTGCGCCGCGCGCAGCACGTCCGCGGCTACGCCGAGGGCGGCTTGGTCGCCGACACCGGCTCGGCCGTCAATGCCGCCGTGCTGCGGGCACAGCAGTTCGCCCGGCAGTTCCACGGCCGCCGCTACCAGTGGGGCGGGGTCGGCCCGGGCGGGTTCGACTGCTCGGGGTTCATGTCGGCGATCGTGAACGTGCTGCGCGGCGAGTACCCGTACCGGCGGCGGTTCACCACCGCGTCGTTCGCCGCGGGCCCGATCGACGGGTTCGTCCGCGGCCTGTCCTCCGCCTTCGCCATCGGCGTGACCCAGGGCGCTCCCGGTCACATGGCCGGCACGCTCGGCGGGGTCAACGTCGAATCCGGCGGCCGAGCGAACCAGACCAGCTTCGGACCCCCGGCGGTTGGCGCGGACCACCCGCAGTTCCGCCAGCGCTTCTCGCTGCCGGTGGTCGGCGGCCGGTTTGTCCCCGGGGGAGGCGGCGGCCTCGACGTGAGCCAGCTCGTCGCCGACGCCTTCGCCGCCACCTACCGGATGATCGCCGAGATTCCCGGCCGGTTCGGCGGCAACACGATGGGTGTGCTCGGCGGCGGGATCGCCACCCGGGGCGCCGACCGCGTGAAGGAGCACGCGCTGGAGGCGATCAACGCCCTCTACGCCACCACCGCCACCGGAGCCGGGGCGCCCGAGGTCGTGTCGGCGGTGCGCGCGGTTGCCGCCCGCTACGGCTGGCACTCCGGCCCGCAGTGGGACGCGCTGAGCTGGATCATCGGCCGGGAGTCCAGCTGGGACCCGCGGGCGGCCAACCCGAGAAGCAGCGCCCGGGGCCTGTTCCAGAAGCTCACCAGCGTCCACGGTGCGATCGAGGCGACTCCGGCGGGGCAGGCCGAGTGGGGGCTGCGCTACATCCAGTCGCGCTACGACGACCCCATCGGGGCGCAACGGTTCTGGCAGCGCCACGGCTGGTACGACCGGGGCGGCTGGCTCCCACCCGGGGTCTCCACCGTCTACAACGGAACGGGCAGGCCCGAGGCGGTGTTCACGGCCGAGCAGTTCGACGCGATCGGACGCGCCGCCGATCGACCGGTGCAGCCGCACATCACCGTCTACGCCCGCACCGACGCCGATCCCGAGCACATCGCGCATGTCGTGGACCGCCACCTCGCTCTGCGGGCGCGCCTGTGAAGGAGGGCTTGTGATGTCACAGGGCGCGCACGTCTGGACGCTGGACTGGCTGACGCTGCATCCGGACGGCAACGTCCGCGACGACGCCGGAGTGCAGTGGATCCTCACGAAGGAGAACGGGTTCTGGGGATCGCCGGGCACGAATGCGGCGTTGTCCTCCCGGCTGGCACGCCACGGCGTCTACCGCTCACCCGGCTGGAAGAAGCAGCGCACCATCACCCTGACCGGCCGCGCCTACGCTCACGACCACACGGCGCTGCGGCAGGCCGAGGCCACCGTGCTGGGTCTGCTGGCGGACCCCACCCAGCCGGGGGCGCTGACCTGCTACTCCGAGATCGGCGCGCTGACCTGCGACGTGCACTTGGACGACGAGATTCTGTGCACGCCAGTCGAGGTGGCCAGCGAACCCGGCTTCGAGTTCAGCCTCCAGCTCGTCGCGCCGGACCCGGCCAAGTACTCGATCGAGCGGCAGGAGATGTCCACCGGGCTCGCGCGCGACGCGGGGGACGGGCTCGACTTCACGCGGGTCGTCCAGCCGGACAGCAACCAGGGGCTCTACTTCGGTGTCGGCGCCGACGACGATGGCCTGACCTTCGGCACCTCGAACGCGTCGGGGTTCATGCGGCTGACCAACCGGGGTACCGCGCCGAGCATCCCGATCTACATCCTGCACGGGCCGCTGACCACCCCCACCATCACCGCGGGGACCGCGACCCTGCGCTACAACGGCGCGCTCGCCCCGGGAGAGTACGTCGTCATCGACCCCGCGGCACCCTCGGTGCTGCTCGGCGGTACCGCCGAGCGTCGCCACCTGCTCAACCCCGCCCAGTTCAGCGGGTTCGCCATCCCCCCGGCCAGCGCTCAGGGTGAACCCGGCGTGCTCACCGTCGGCCTCACGCACAACGGCCCGGTCCTCGACAGCGGCTACGTCACCGCGTCCTTCCGCGCGGCCTGGTTCTAACCCGCGGTCTTCCCTGCGTTGAAAGGAGGTTCGGTGTGGGCGTGTACTCCGACGAACCCGATCCACCGGTCTACTACCAAGCGGTGGACGCGGCCGACTGCGTGCGCTACACCGACGTCAGCCAGGCCAAGTGGTTCCGCGACCGCATCAACTTCGCCTTCGGCGGACAGCGGTCCACCAACGTCCGGATGGACGCCGACGGCACCACCATCCGCTGGTTCGGCTACTACGTCCTACGCCTGGGCGACTGGCTGTACCGAGGGAACACGCCGATCACCGACGAGGTGCTGCGCGCCTCCGGCCTGCGCCCGGTCACCACGAGCTGGCCCGAGGACAGCACGGTGCAGCAGTCGCGCGCGGGATCGGGGGCGTAGACGTGGTGTCCCTGGGCGCGTCGGCGACCTCGGCCTACGACCCGTGGGCGGTGCAGTCCCGGGTCGGGCTCACCGACGCCCGCCTCGCGCTGGACAGCGTGCTGATGCCCCGGCCGAACCTGAGCTACATCGACTACCGCAGCGGGGTCATGGCCTCCGGCGACACCGGCGGGCAGGGCGGCAGCTCGCACATGGCGATGCGCGTCCGGCCCGCCTCCTCCGGGCTCGCGGTCACCGTCGAGATGGGCAACGCCGTGATCAACACCCCCGGCATGGGCGCGTACATGTGCGCGCTCGACTCGCGCAAGACCCTGACCCTCGCACCGTCCAGCGCGACCACCAACCGCGTCGACCTCGTGATCGCCCGGGTGTACGACGACCTCAACCCCGTCATCGCGTCCGCCCCCGGCGAGCGGAAGTTCGTGGTGGAGGTCTGGCAGGGCGACCCCGCGACCGGCACCCCAGCCGTGCCCACCCCGACCCCCACCGACGGATGGACCCCACTGGCCGCCGTCACCGTGGCCAAGGGCGCCACCGCGATCACCACTGCCAACATCCGTGACCTACGCGGCCCCGGGCTCGTCGCCCGCGGCGGCATGCGCGCCCTCTACGGAGAGGACGCCCGGCCGACCTCGGAGGCGTTCCAGGAACCCGGCGCCTACCCCGGCGACCAGCGGTGGGTGCACAGCGCCGGCTTCCAGCACCAGGTCTACTACGGGGCCAACGCCGACGGCGACCGCTCCGGCTGGCGGGGCGTGTTCAACGCCGTCCGCTACACCGCGAACCCGCCGTCCAGCGGCTACATCTGGACCGCCGGATACGGCGCGACCCGCGAGCTGTGCCGGCTCACCGTGCGCTATCCCGGCACTCCCTACATGATCTACGCCAGCGCCCGCGGCTTCCTCACGCTGTCCCCGGGCAGCGCGGCCGACCTGCGCATCAACATCGGCAGCCACACCGGCCCGGACGTCAACTGGACGAGGTTCACCAACTACGGCACAAGCGGGGACAAGGACTGCGTCCCGAACGTCGCACCGATCATGTACGGCGTCTTCACCGGCGACGCCACCGTGGTGCTGAGCTGCGGCATGCGGGACAACGAGAGCATCCACAGCGGGTTCGGCTTTCGTGGCAACGACCAGACGATCTTGACGGTGGTGGCGTTCCCGTCAACCATCCAGCCGCCGGAGCTGTAGTGGACAGCTGGCGGGTTCTGGTCGCCGACACCATCAGCGGCTCCCTGCTCGCCGACATCACGCCTCGCGATCTGCCCAGCTTCACCCGCAAGATCACCGATCGGGGCCAGTGGACGGTCAACGTCGTGCCGGACGATCGAGCCAACGCCAGTCTCGACCTGCACTCACTCACCGACGTCGGCCGCAGCACCTGGGCCATCGTCTACGGCACGGTGGTGGTCCAGGCCGGGCCGACCTGGACCCACTCCTACGACGAGACCACCCGCACGCTGTCGGTGTCCGGCACCGGCATCCAAGGGCTGTTCGACCGACGCGTGCTGCGAGCACCAGTGCCCTACACCAGCATCGTCAACCCCTCAGAGGACGTGATCATCTCCGGCCGGTCCCTGCGCGGGATCGCGCGGGAGATCGTCGCGACGAACCTCGCGCAGAGCGGGTACGGCCTGCCGATCGACCTCCCGGCGCCGGAGACCGGAACGCACACCCGGACCTACCAGGGCTACGACCTCGCGATGGTCTGGGACCGCCTGGACGACCTGTCCAAGGTCATCAACGGCCCCGAGGTCGACTTCATGCCCTACCTGGTGCCCGGCCAGAACCGGCTGCGCTGGCACATGCTCACCGGATCACCGCTGCTCGGCGACCAGCAGACCGCAGCCGTGTGGGACTACGGCGGCGCGCTGTCGGCCATCGACCTCGATTCCAACGGCGCGGCCTCACCGTGCACCCGCGTGTGGGTCCGGGGCTCCGGCACCGAACGCGGCCTGCTGGTCGGGTATGCCACCGACCCCACGCTCATCGGCCTCGGGTTCCCCCCGACCGACTACGTGAACGGCGACCACACCTCGGTGACCGAGCAGAAGACCCTGGACGACTACGCCGTCGCCGCGCTCACCCAGTTCAGCGCACCCACCGAGACCTGGAGGTGCTCGATCCGCATCGACGGGGCCACCGCCGCAGGTGTCGAAGTTTCCCCCGCGCTCGGCGCCTGGTCCCTCGGCGACGCCCCGACCTTCGGAGTATCCGGCCACCCGTGGATTCCCGACGGGCAGTACCGGCGACGCATCCTCGGCTTCCGCGACAACGACGAGACCTCGGTCCAGCTCGACCTTGAGCCGACCCCGGCGGCGCTGTGATGCTCCGACCTCCGGGGTCCGGAACACCGGCCGACCAGCTGCGCGCCCTGCACAAGCGCATCGAGGAACTCTCCCGCACCAGGCCCGCTCCACCGACCTGCGTCGTCCGGCTGACCGCCGACGCGAACCTCCCCGCCGGGAAGGACACCTTCGCCCAACTCGGCTGGGCCGCGTCCTACGACCCCCTGGGCATGTTCACAGCCGGAGCGGCCGGCGTGCCCGCCTCCATCCACATCACGCGCCCCGGCTACTACCGGGTCCACTACCACTGCGCGGTCACCGGGCCGAGCGCAGTCGCCGGGGCCAAGGTCTCGCTCAGCAGCGCCAGCATCACCAACTCCATCGCCACCGACGCGCGGCCGATCAACCAGCAAGGCTCGGACGGCGCGGTGCTCGACGCTGTCCGCTCGCGGGTCTATCTCGACACGGGCCGGATCTACTGGTCGAACTGGTGCTCCAACGCCGCGACGCTGCGGGCCGTCATACACGGCGTCCCCACCGAGATCACCGTCCAGTACGACAGCGCCCAGTGACCAGCGGCAAGGAGCAGCATGACCACGCCCACCACGGCCGCACGCCTCGGCGACCGGCCTTACCCGCTGCGGTGACGCTGACGTGCTTCCCCGACCTCTGGTCACCGCGCTCACCATCCTGATCTCCGTGGCCTGGGCCGGCAACGTCGTCGTCGGCTTCCTCGCCCCGGACCGCCACGACCCCATGATCAACGCGATCTTCGCCATCGTCGTCGGCACCGTCTACGCCCTGGGACACCAACGATCGGCCAAGGTCCGAGAAGCCCGCCGCAAGCTGGCCGAGCTGATCGCCGGTGAGCACGGCGACGCCGACCCTGACGAGCAGGACAGCACCCATGCATGAGCTGTGGATCTACGCCGTCGAATCCGCCGGGTGGGCGCTGCTCGGGTTCATCGTCGGCTACCTGGTCGGCCGCGCCATGCGCGACGTCCACCACATGGCCACCGCAATCCCCACCGAGAACACTGACCCCGATCCTCGCCGCGGGCAGGACCGGTCACGGGTGCCACCCGGGCAGGTCGTCCTCGGCGTGGTGATCCTGCTCCTCGGCGGCCTGACGGTGACCCAGGGGATCATCAGCCACAGTGCCACCCGCCGCGTCGCTGACTGCCAAGCCACCTACAACAACAGCTTCGCCGACGCCCTGGACGCCCGGTCCAACGCCACGGCCGACGCTCAGGCCGCGCTCGACGAGCTGCTGAAGACGGTCAGCGGGCACCTCGGCCAGCCGCCCGTCCCGCTCGACCAGGTACGCGCCGCCATCGACCACTACCTGATCGAGCGCGCCCGGGCCAACGCCACGCGCGACCAGCACCCCTACCCGCCGCCCCCACGAGACCTGTGCCACTGACAGGAGGACCGAATGATCGAACCCGGATCACCCACCGACGAGCAGCCTGCCACCACAGCAGGCGAGCAGTCCCACGAGGACATCACCGTCTTCGTCGGCGACGAAGCCGACGCCCCGCAGGACACCGGACAACCCGACGACAAGGAAGGTGACGCCTGATTGGCGTGGCGCCTCGCCCAAGCACTCATCGACCTACGCAACGAGGTCAACACCCGGTGGCCACACCGGGACAAGCGCAGCGACGGCACGATCGGCGACGCGGCGCACGCCAGCCGCGCCAGCGACCACAACCCCTGGGTCAAGGACGCCGCCGGAGTCGGCGTGGTCCGAGCGCTCGACATCGACATCGACGGCATCGACGCCGCCTGGCTCGCCGAACACCTCCGCCAGCACGGCCAGCGCGGTGACCGACGGCTGACCAACGGCGGCTACGTCATCTTCAACCGCCGAATCACCAACCCCAACTTCTCCGGCTGGCACGCCTACACCGGCCGCAACCCCCACACCAGCCACGTCCACGTGTCCTTCTCCCGCACCGCCTACGACGACCGCGGCTCCTGGGGCGTCCTCGGCGGAGGAGGGGAAGGACCGGCCCCCGCACCGTCGGGCCGCCCGACCCTACGCGCCGGCTCGACCGGACAGGCCGTCCGCGACCTCCAAGCGTTCCTGAACCGCGTCTACCCGGCCTACTCACGCCTGGCCGTCGACGGCATCTTCGGGCCGAATACCACCGCGGCGGTCAAAGAGTTCCAGCGCCGCTCCGGCCTCGCCGTCGATGGCATCGTCGGGCCACGGACCTGGGCCAAGCTCGGGTTCCGGTGAGGCTCATGGACGTACCCGACCGCCGACCTCGCCCGATCCGGGACACGATCCGCAGCGGCGGCGCCTGGAGAACCGCCATCGGTGCCCTCATCACGGCCGCCGTGTCGTTCGGCCTGCTCAACACCGAGCAGGCCACCCTGGTGGACAACATCGTCGCCACGCTCGCCACCCTGATCACGCTGGTGACCTCGCTCATCGCGCAGTTCCACATCCTCGGCCGCGCCGAGCCACAAGTCACCCCCGTGTCCGACCCACGCGACGACCACGGCGCTCCGCTCGTGCCCGCCCCGCCACCACCCGACCCCCCACCCGCCGGGTAAGTCGCCAGCACCAACGCAACATGGCCCCTGTCTGTCTCTTGAAGACAGACAGGGGCCATGTTTTTCTTTGCTCAGCAGGCGTCCCGGACCGGCCAGTCCTCATCATCTGCGTAGGTCGGGTAGTAGGGGACCTCTTCCCGCATCACCACCACGAGCACGCCTCGGCGCTGCAACAGCTGCGTCGAGTGCCGCGCGTGGGAGCGGGTTGGACCGAACATCTCAATGGCCGGCACACGCACCTCATCGCCGGGTCGGACCAGGGCCAACAGCTGGTCGAACCCGGGCGGCCGATCCGGCCCCTGCCACACGTCGGCGATCACCTCAGAGCAACCGAGGAAGCGCATCCACCAGGTCAACATCCGAGTAGTGCCAGCGACGGCCTGCGGACGCACTCGCACGTACCCGAACACGGTCATGTCAGCCCCACGGCGGCCGGGCCGGTCGGCAAGCCCTTCTTCCGAAGGTGCTCCTCGTAGGCGTGGTAGACCTCGTCGGCAACAACGCCGCGCTGACCGACCTTGTACCCGTTCTTGCGCCCCCACTCCTTCACCCGATCGCGGTACTCCTTCTTCGCCCGTTCGACCTGCCGGCTCCCGGACCGGTCGGACTTGTACCAGGACCTTCCGTTGCTCGGCGGCGACGACCGGCTCGACGCCGCAGACCTTGCACGCCGCTCGGGCTTGAACCTGCCGATCCGCGTCGCGACCTTCTGGTACGGCGCGATCGCCGCACGCAACTCCTCGGCGTGCTCCTCGCTGAGGTCGATCGACCACGCCTCCCCATCCAGCCCGAACACCACCGTCTCACTGGCCGGCTCACCGTCGAAGTCGTCGACCAACACGATCTTCTTCGCCATCAGCGCTCCCTCATCTCAGGCGGCGACATGGGTGGGCCGGCGCCGACGCTGCCCACGCTGCCGACGGGTCGACATGCGCTTCCCCATGTGCCTCTCGGCCAGGAACTGACGGATGTGCTCCCGCGCCACGGGGACCTGCGCAAGATAGCCCTCCACCTCGGGATAGAGGATTCGGCGAGCGCCGATCCGCGCCATCGTCCACGGCTCGCAGAGATCCACACCCGGCAGCCCACACCGAGCGCACACAAGCTCCTGCCGCCACACCTCGTCCGGCCGCCCCTCGTTCTCCACGAAGTAGGTACCGAGCGGGTGCGTGAGATCCCAGTTGTGATGGAACAGCCGGCACCGAAGGAACGCCTCCGGCGCGGACTCCAGGTACTCACGAACCTCCGGCGGTATCCCGGACGCGTCGGCCATGCGGACCATCCCTCTCCTGCACGTGCTCATCCTGTTGAAACGGATTTAACACCTTCGACCGCACCGTCGGCAACACCCCCACCTCGGAGAAGGCGCGTTTCGAGCCAGTTGGCCGAGTCGAACAGCGGACAGCAGTACGTCCTAGTAGCGGTGGTCTCGGTCGCCGATCATGTTCAGCCGGTCGGGGAGTGGCTACCCTGGTGGAGGGCCTCTTCGCGGAGGGAACGCCCCCGGCTGATCACCGGGGGCACGCGAAGAGGTCGACTCCGCGACGAGGGTGGTGTTGCACGTGAGCATTGACGAGGCACACATCGGCAGGCGGGTCCGCGAGATCCGGGCATGGCGCGAGATGAGCCTGGCCGAGGTCGCCGGGCTAGCAGGCATTACGGCGGCCTACCTCAGCATGATTGAGCGAGGACAGCGCTCAGTGACGAAGAAGCAGACGGTTCACGCCTTGGCGGACGCTCTCCGGGTCGCACCCAGCGAGCTGCTCGCCGACCCAGTGCCCCACGCGGACCCCGTCACCAGCGACGCTCATGGCCACATCGAGCACATCGGCATCGTGCTCGCCCACAACCGCCTCGGAGCGCCATACCGAGAGCATGCCCGGCCGTGGCCTGAGATCCAGGCGGATCTCGACACGCTCCTTCGTGATCTGGTCCCGGCGTGTGACTACGTTGCTCAAGCGGCAATGCTGCCTGACCTTATCGAGGACCTGTACGCCGCGCACGCTATGGACTCCGGGCATAGGCGCGAGGCTTTGATCGGGCTGATGTACGTCCTACAGCACGGCGCCGCGTTGTTGAAGAACCTGGGCGCCCATGGGATGCCATACCTCGCGGCCATGCACATGCGGTATGTGGCGGAGGAGCTGGGCGAACCCGCGTGGATTGGTGCGGCGGACTGGCGCGTTGGCCAGTCCTCGGCGGGAGACCGACAGCGCATGCTCACTGTGTCATTGCGCGCGGCTGATGCCCTGTCAGGTCAGACCGCCCCCGAGGCACGTCAGGTGTACGGCATGTTGCACCTGAATGCAGCGCTGGCCTCCGCCACGCTCGGTAAGCCTGATGACGCGCTGGCGCACCTGGCGGAAGCGAACGAGATGGTGGCCGCGACCGCTGGTTTCGACGGCGACTTTGTCGACATGCACTTCGGGGAGACGAACTGGGGAATCTGGCGCGTCGCGGTTGGCGTCGAGCTGGGCGAGGGACCGAAGCTCACCGAGCATGCGCGGTCGGTGGACGTGTCCGCGATTCCGGCAGCCGAGCGACGCGGCATGTTCTACGGCGACCTCGCACGCGGCTTGGCCCAGGACCGATCCCGGAGGGACGACGCGATCGAAATGCTGCGCCGAGCGGAGGACGAAGCACCTCAGAGGATCCGCAGCAACCCGTACGTCCGTGAGACCGTAGCGGATCTTCTCCGACAGGCGCGTCGGGAAGCAGGTAGTCGCGAACTGCGCGGGTTGGCCTGGCGACTGGGGCTTGCGCCAGCCGGGTGATTCCGACCTTCTACTTAACAACTAGTTAATAACCACCCCCACGGCCGCCCTTAGCGTCACTTCTCAGTTACGGGAGGTGATGGAAAGTGGGCGCACGGATAAACCTGCCGAGACCGGCAGGCCAGGGGCCGGTAGCCCCGGTGACGGCTGACCCCGCCTGGTTGGCACAGCGGGACCAGGTGCTGGCGGAGCTCTCACGATCGACGTTGTGGACCTACGGCGAGTCGGCCACAGTCGCCGCCGAGGCGCGCCGGTGGGGTGAACACCGGTGACGGCGCCGATCTTCGATGGAGCTGCGTGGTGGGCTTCCCATCAGGGTGACGGACGAGGTGGCCGACCCCGCCCAGGGACGCGGGTTCGGTTGCGGCGAGGCACATGGGCCGGCACATGGGGTGCGGTAGGCCATTACGAAGGCCAGTGGGACAGCTCCACGTTCCCGGTGCAGTTGGAGGCCACGGGGCACACGGTGCTGTGCACCCGGGAAGACGTCGACACCGCGCCGGGTAGACGGGTGTGCACTGCTCGGCCGCATTCGCCCCAGTGCTCGCGGTGAGGCTGCCCGGATGGCCGCCGTTGACCCGGGAACGGCTCGGCGACCCACCCACGGTGGAGTGGTTGAGCATCGCCCCGACGGGCCGGGTAGAGGTGTGGACCAGCGACAACCTGCTGGGCTACGCGCCGGCGCACGACGTCTGGGTGCAGTGGCAGCTGATCTACGACGTGTACCTGCTGATCTGCCCTGCCGGGTACGGGCACATCCGAGACGTGCGCTCAGTCCATTCGCCCCACGGAACGGTGATGTCCCCGCGGCGGCGAGCCGACGACGACCGGACTTGGCCGCTGAACCGAGTCGCGACCGGCATGGCCGAATCGCTGGACGTGCCCTTGGCCGGCGAGCCGCTGTACGGCACCGTGGCCTGGCTCGGCGAACTGACCAAGCCCGACAGGTTGCACGTGAGCCTGGACAACCGACGCATCGAGCGGCTGGGCGCGCTCGCCGAATCCCTCCGGGCACTGTGATTGTCGGCCTCCAACACAGCGCGTGCTGTTACCCGGTCACTCCCTGGCCACCGTGGACATTCCCTCCAGAGTCCCCGTGCCAGCCGGGTCCCACGTTTTGCCAGTTAATCGCGAGGAGAACTGCTGTGACGCTGCCCACGTACATCCACATCTGTAGTTACGGCAGCAACCACCGCATTATGCCGGAAGCACATGCTGCGTTCGACGTGACTTGGTTACCGAACCCGTTCAAGCATCCGTCTCTTAAAGACTTGTCTGGATTAGACGGACCGGTTCAGCAGTACTTGCTCGACCATGAGGACACCGAAGCCTGGCTCCACGGGGTTCTCCTCACGCTGCGGCCGCACATCCGACGCTCTGAGCGACTTGACGGGCCGAGCGCTGTGTACGTAGCGGTCGGCTGCCGGGGTGGTCACGACCGCTCGGTGGGAATTGCGGAGATCCTTGCCGGCCGGCTCCGGCAGCAGAGCGAGTACCCAGTCTCCGTCTCCACCGCGCATCTGGACCTCCATCGGCGGGGAGGCCGGTGAGGTATGCCGACCGAGCTAGACGTGATCATACGCCGCCTCGGCCTGCGATTGGAGTTGACGCGCAGGATGCAGAAGCGATCCCGTCAGGAAGTTGCCGAGCACCTCGGCGTGAATAAGCAGACGCTGGGCAACTACGCGCACGGCAGGTCCTCGATGACGATCCCGCGGCTGATCGTGCTGTGCCGTCTACTGAAGCTGGAGCCCGGGCGGACGCTGCAGGAGGCGTGCATGGACCCGCCGCTACCCACCAAGGCGCGAATCCGGACAGTAAAAGATCCAACCGCCGACCACCTGATCGACCCATGCGGCGTGTGACCGTGCTCGGCCGTTGCTCGAACACGATCAGCCAACCTCTTGATCCCCCGGCCGGTGCGGGCGTCCATTTCCGCCAACCGGGCGGAGTGCCCCCCGAGGCCCCGCACCGGCCGGGTTCCACAACCACAAACGGAAGGAAGTCCGTGCTCAACGTGCTGGCCCGCGTCGGTCACACTGGCCTTATCCTCTACCCGGCCTTCATTGCCCTCTACATCGGCTTGGATCTCGCCGTCCACGGTGGTGTTCACCCGAAGATCACCACCGGTGTGTTCCAGATCGCCCTGTTCGTGGTCCTCGCTGTTGCGGTTGCTCACGTGTTCGCCCACCGGCGCGAGCGGTGCCGCTCGTGCCAGCTGGTTCCCCTGCCTGACCGACGTAAAGCGATCATCCGGCACGCTTCGGCGGTTCGTTGGTTCCACCGACGGTTCCTCGCCAACGCCGTCCTGGCAGTCGGCGTCGCTGTGTTCCTAGCGTCCTACTGGGTGTTTATCGAACTGGACCTGAACGGCCATGTCCACCGCTGGTTGAACATCGCCGGATTCGCCCTCACGTTCGGCAGCCTGCGGGTGGAACTCGTACACGAAACCCTTCGGCCCTGGTGCCCGCACTGCGCCGCCCAGCGTTCTGAAGCGGTGGTCGACGCCGAATCCAAACCTGCAGAGATTTAGTCCCCCATTCCCGGTTCCACGCAGTCACAAGGAAGGGAAATCAGATGTCGATCCAGGAACAGGCTCAGCAACTCGCGGCGCTCGCCGAGCGGGTGCCGGACGGCCAGGCCCAGGCGATCAGCAGTGACCTGGGGAACCTCCAACAGCAGGTCCACGAAATCCTCGGCGACACCAGCGGAGCGCAGGAGATCCAGGGAGTCGTCAACCAGGCGATCGAGCAGGTCAACAACCTCGCGGCAGCACTGGAGCAGGTGAAGCAGACAATTGCCACGAAGGCGCAGTACCACCAGCAAGGATGACCATCGAGGAGGAGGCCAACCGCCTCCGCGACCTCGCCAACGTCGTCCCGGTGGACGCTCTCGGTCAGCTCCTCACCCAAGTCGAACAGCTCGGGAACGAGGCTCAACAAATCGTCGGGTACGACGACGAGCTGATGAGCCTGATCGGCGACGTCACGCAGACAGCGCAGGACGCCGCGGCCACGATGACACGCCTCCAGCAGGTAATGCGCTCGGTCGCCGCTCGGCACCTCGGCCAGGTAGACGCGTCGGACATCCCACTGGCTACACCCCAGGTGGCTTCCACACAGCCGCCGGCACCACGATCCGCTCCGGCGGTGACGGCTCCGGACGGTTCGAGATATCCCGAGCAGGGGGCGTGGTGCGCCGACCTCTTGCCGCCACGGGTGCGCGTCGGGCAGGGCGACCGGACCATCGGGTACGTTGACGGCTCTTACCACCAGTTCACATCGGGGCTGGACGACACGTATTCGCCACAGATCTGGCGCCGGCTGATGGAGAAGGGGGTTCAGGAAGCGGCCGCGACCTTCCTCAGCACCCACGTCGAGTTGAAGGTGGCTACCGACATGATCATGAGGGGGAAGACAGACAGCGAGCTAGTAATCAACCACCAACCCTGCCGGGCACGATCGCCCCTTCGCCCGGGGTGCGACGATGTCCTGGAGCAGTATCTTCCTCCGGGCTACACGCTGACCGTGCATGGGACCACAGACGAGGGTGAGCCGTTCACCCGGACCTATCGAGGGAAGGCATGAGCACGAAACCAGGGATCGCCCGCCAGGACGCCTATGACATCACCAAGATCAGGGAAGCGAACGACCTGCTAGCCATGATGAAGGCTGTGAACGAGGAGCGTGAGAAGCCCGACGCTGGGGTCGTCTGGTGGCTGTACGCCGGAGCTGACGCGGTCTGCGCGCTCATCGCCGGGGTGCGCGGGGAGCGGGGTGCCCTGCTCTGGTCTGAGCCCACCAAGTCGTTCATCCCCGAGGCAGGCATCAACGACAAGCACGTGGACTACTTCACCTGGGAAAGCCACCACCACCCACAGCGGCCCGGCAGCGAAGTCCCAATCGACCTCATGTACCGGGCTGTCACCGAGTATGTGGCGACCCAGGAGCGCCCCACGTGCGTGAACTGGATCGTCGCCCCGGACCCGTACTCAGGGCACTAA